CGCCGGTTGCAGGTAGTCTTGATACGCGGGGAATATCTCCGTTATTTTTACCGCCGTTCGTAACGCCCTTGCCGTCTTGGTCAAGGTCATTTATCAACAACCTCGTAAACCGGTGCAGACGGCAATTGTGCGGTGTTATTGTTGTTAATTTCAACAGCGCCTTTAGTACCGACATAACCCAAAGTTTCGCCAAGTAACCGGAAATATTTCAATTTATCTTCAGGGTCTAATGGCGTTTTGGTTTGATTCCAAATAGCCCTGGCAAACTCACCTTTAGACGGCAAACCTGTTAAATCGGCGTCGCTGTTGCGAAGGCTAGCCAAGCGACCGGTCACGCGAGGGTCATCAGTCAACCACTTAACCATAAGCAAAGAGCGACCGCCGACCTTAATATCAAATTCGCCTAATATGTTTTCACAAGCAGCCCGAGCAGCTTCAATAGGGCTTTCAGCAATCAATAATTGCTTTGCGTATTCTTCTGCTTCTTCGTCAGTAAAAGATACTTGAGTATCAAACATAATAACCACCGCAATATAAAATTTTCTAAAGTATAACTTAATTATTCGTCTTTTACAGTACCTTTGTTAAAGCTGTCAATACATTTCCAAATGCTACCGACCAAAGTAACTGCTATTGTTGCGTAGGCCATAGCAGCCTGAACGGGGTCTAAAGTATGTAACATGCCCACAATAACCCATAACAAATACTGACTGTTTATTATTAAACCGACCTGAATTATTCTGAGTTGTCGTAATGTTACTGGTAAAGGTTGTTGCCAAATAAAGCCAAACATTACAGTTAATGTTTTAGTAACCTCGTCTGATAACCGCATCTGACAATTCCTTCTGCTTTAAATAACACTTTGCGTAAATACCATGATTTATTACTAAATTATTTAAAGCCGTTTGTAATGGCATGTTTTTTGTTATGTCAAAAGGTTCGTCGCAAGGTGTTGTTAGCCTCGGTTCTATTTTGGCTATCGGGGCTTCCGGTAACTTCTCTAACAATACCGGTCGATTCACTGAGCAAGCTGACAACATTAGTAGCCAAAGAATTGCACTCATTTGTAACAATAATTTTGTCAACATATTTAGTCACCGTTTGTACTTTTGTTTTTACTATCGTTTCGGCTTGTTTTATTACTTCAGCCTGTACAATGTCTTTTTCTTTGTGGGCAAAAGCTTCTTTAACTTTTTTGTCGTAATCAATCAAAGCTTCTTTTAATGCTATTTTTTGCAAATTTTCAAAATTTTCAGAAGCCTTGTCGTAGCCTTTATCGTAAGCCAAAGCATACAATAAATAAAAACATAAAGACAAAAGTAAAACAAATACTATTTGTCTTTTATAGTTTGCCGTTAATCCACTTAGTGTAATCATTTAAATATTTCTCCGGTGTTGCCTTACCGCCTTTATTCCAATGTTTTTTACACCACTGCGCCATTTGTTCAGGTTCAGTCGGTATCGGGTTCGGGTCAAGCGCGATGATGTGCATAGCGACAAACGTAGCGTACTTGTCGGAATGTTCCATTAATGGCCAGTCTTGAACAACGCCGCTTTGCATAGCACGCATTTTAATGCTGCGGTGCCGGTTCCATGCGTCGTCGTGTGCGATTTTCTCAACCTGGTAGATAGACAGGGCAGGGCCGTTAACTTGCTTGCGATAGCGACCGCCTAACGACTCATGCGCACAAAGCATAGCCAGCAGTTCAACCCGAGCTTCGGAATAATTACCGAAGTCAAAAAGCCACTGCTTACATGATTCTTTAAATTCTAAATACGTCATTATTCACCTGGCTTTTGTATTGAATAATCACCGTTTAAAATTCGCCTAAGTCTTAGGCCCAAAACTAAAGCGCGTTCCACGCAAAGAAGAATAATAGCAAGCCCTGAAAAAAACGCGATATAGTCAACACCCATAACGTACTGTATTGCGTTCGATAACCATGCAGGTAAATAATCATCGGCGGCATCACCTACATTTAAAACTAAACTTGTTCCAGCAAACCACATAAAAGCTTTATGATACAAAGTAGGTAATGTGTTACCCATCATTTCGCTCAGTTCTATTAACATTTGCTTTACGTTCATTTTCCAGCCTTAAAATCCGAAGTATGCGTTTTAATGAATAATAACCCATAACAAAGACCGTTAGCAACCAAACTATATAATCCATCAAAACGGCCCCTCATCAGTATACCAATCATGTAAAAATCTAAAAACGTCAACAAGTAAGGTCTGATTGTTTTGAAATCACTGATTAGATTAAAGTTTTGATATGCAACTTTATCAATAGCAGCTATGTAAAATATACAGGCTTGCAAAAATAAAACTTTACGAATAGTTGATAAAGTTATGAAATTAGAAGAAGCGGCTAAAAAATGAGCAGACGAAGCAAGAAGAAACAAGTGAAAATTAGAAGTTTGTAAATTATAAATAAAAATGTAATAGACAAGTAAAAGGCAACAAATAAAACCTTGTCTATTACAGGCCGCCACAATTAACCAGACGGCCACCATAAATACATCAAACGATACCCACATTACTTAGGCGGGTCTTTCGGGTCATCCTTGTCATCGTCATCATGTTCGCCCGTACCAGGCATGTAACAATGTTTAATACAAAGAATACCTTCGCCGTAACCTGTCAATAAGCCCCAATTTCGTTCTTTCATAAGCCACCTACGATTTTATTAAAACTTGAATAGAATTACTTTAAATTTTTAAAAGTGTCAAGCTAACTTAAAAAGCCCGGCAATAACCGGGCAAGTACTACGGAGAATTGATTATTTTAGGTTGAAAGCCCTCGGTTGAGGGCTTTTTGTTTTAGTAGTTCCCAACAACCTGGTTCGTTGTTCCTGGAGTCATTTTGTCCAAAATCGTTCCTGTCAGTATGTCGTTATACATAACTCGACTATCCCTTGCAGTCAGATCCACTACGTTACCGGCAGCGTTCAGCGGCCTGCGTATCTTATTACCTTGGAACGTTACCGCTTTGCAGTGTGGAGATGCCGCCGTGCCACCTTGAACAACTACGGTAGGCGCATTTCCGCGCTGCCCCCCACTTATAAAAACGCCACTTACAATAACTTCATGCGTGCCAGCGGTCTCTGTTGCGTTTGTAGCCATAGTTGCTTCGATTGCCAGCTGATTACAAAAGTCCGCAACTACTCGCCCATTATTGAAAATAGAACCACCAGAAATGCTGGCATGTCTGATGTTCGACAACACAACAGCCTGATTCTCGTTTGTCGTGTTGCAATTCTGAACCGTGTTACCCGCCCACGATAATCCATCAATATTGGCGAGTTTGACGCCCATACCGTCACAGCCAAATACGGTGTTACCGGTCACTGAAGCTCCCATACTAGTCACAGTAGCTGTGCAATCGATACCGCGTCCTTTCGCTGCGTCACCCGCTCCGCTCGCTTGGCTGCGGCTGTATGTAATCACGTTGCCAGTGACTGACAATCCGTTAAGTCCGTTACCTAAAAGTATCCCAGTGGCGCACCGGTCGATTATATTCCCTTCGATCACCAGGCTGTCAGATGTAGCACCAACAATAGTGTTGCCCCACGCATGAATGCCGACACCTTTATCCATCCTGACAATGTTGTTAGCAATAATTCCCCGCTTGGCGTTGTGGAAGAACACATACATTCCGCCGTTCAGCGAGGCTGGGTTAGCCACTAACGCACCAGCAACAACGCCATTTCCAACCGCTAAGTTTCCAGTGACAATGATGTCTTCGACAGTTTCAGTGCCTTCGTCTCCGTGAATGTGGCAAGCCCTGTAGCCGTTATTTTCGAATTCGTTATTACAAACTCGGATGTTTGATGTGTTCATGTAAACAGCGATACCGTGGAACGCCGCGTTGATACACCTTACTCGTTCAATTTTCAGGCCGTGAAGAAAGTCACCAGCAGCACCGCGAGCAGTTATCCCATTACCAACATTGTCCAGCGCTGCGCCTGCTGTTCTTGTTGCCCACTCAGCAGAAAAAGCACCAGTTGCGACAATCTCTGGATAGTTAAAATCGATAGTCATATCTGAGATCTCAATCCATGATTTGTCTGGCAAGGAAGGAATCAAGATCCTTGGCTGAACGTTGATGCAGTTCGCATTGTTACCGTAACCCTCTGAGCTGTTAGCGGATGGGTTGACGTCTTTGTCCATTTTTATGATTGTTAAGCCGAGCCCAGCCCCGCGAACTCGCACCAGTGGAAGTGGGATAATTGCCCCATTAATTACATAAGTACCCTTGGGAATATTTACAGCTCCGCCACCCATATTGTACGCAGTCAAAATGCTGGCGTTAATCGCTTGCCGAACTTGCTCTGGCGTCATTTCATCCGTTAGTTTAGGGTAGTAGTTGGCACCAATCAACCCATTAACCGCAGTGGCAACCTCTGCAATTTCACCTTCAGCAGTATCTACGCGGTCAGTTAATGCTGTTAATGCGGTGTCGGTTGTTTCTGCGTGCTCGACAATCGCAGCTAAAGTAACTTCAGCAGCTTCAAGGCCGGTTGCAATAGAATTGACCACTGTTTTTACGTCTTGTCCTTGGCTTACTCCTGGCCCACCGGTTAGGGCAGAAGTTAATCTTTCATACGGCATGTCTAAACCCCTTCAAGTAAATATGCGTCATCTAAAAGATAACCATCTGAAATTAGATAGCCATCGTCTGATATAAAATTATTAACATTGTCTTCAGGCAAAAACCAGCTAATTTTTTGCACATTAAGTCGCAAGTCGTCGCTGTCTTGTTGGGTAGCGGTCGCGTATGAAACTCTGATAATATCGTTGCCTAAATTAACACCTGTGGCAAAAAATGTTATAAACCCTTGGTTAATTTGGCAAGGCGATACAGTACAAAAACCCAAAACAGACTCGGCTGAAGCATTGGTTAAAGTATCAGGCGCCGCTATACCTTTTTCGTCTTCTAACCAAGAAGAAACGTCAAAAGTATATTTTTGAATTTTGCCGAGTTTTAACTCTTTATCAAAAAAGAACTTTCGTTCGCCTTTTCGCAATATGTTTCCAATGCTCATTTTAATAAACCTTTTGTTTTGCTAAACATATAAACAGCAAAATACAGTAAGTACGACTGCTATTTTGGTACACTACTGCATATTAAGTCAAGCAAGAATAAACAATGCGGAAAACGAACCCTGGCGGTACAGGCCCAAACTGCTGCAACAGCCGCCAAGAGCGTTTACCTATTTTCTCAGTTACCGGACATTCGTTCATAGTTTGCCCACATTATACGCCGCGATTAACTTTAATCCGAAAATCGCAGCAGGTAAAGCCGAACTCATGCAAAATAAAACCAAAATCCATTTAATTGCCATTTTTACAATTAGTTTTATTTTGTTCAGCATTTTTTTGTTTTCCGTGTGCGTTCTTGAAATGTGCGATAAGGTATACCAACTTCGTTACATGCTGCCTTTTTTGTAAAGCAACCGCCTTTTACTAATTTAATAACCTTTTCTGTTTTTTCATCATTTGATTTTTTTGTTTTTTCAATTTGAGTTTTATTAATTTTATAAGCCAAATCGAAATCTCTAGCAGTGTGATAAACATAAGCAACGTCGCTATTGCAATCAGCGGCTATTTTAATTGCATCCGTTTCACCTTTTAATATTTTACTGATTATTTTAGACTGTACATTGAAAATAATACCGTCTTTAACCAGCGACAAGAACATTTCTTTCTTATGGTTATACAGCGATTCGTTTTTTGTGGGAAAACTGCCTTTAGGCCGACGCCCCGTACCCAAACAACCACAAGATTTAGTAGCACCGCTTAAAACAGTACATCTGCCAAAAAATGCTTGCGAACCACAGGCTATACAGGTGCAATCGACCTTTTGTACGCCGTCTTTATTCAAAAAACCATTAATTTTAAGGTAATTTACCGTTTTTCCGACATAAAAATCGTCATTTTCAGCATAAAAAATGCGGTACATCATGCCAAAATCATAGCCATATTCAGCAATAAGCTGCTTAAAAGTGGTGCCTAATTGATGCAACCGCTTCGCCACCAGGCTTATGTAATCGAAATACATGCCGTTTTTTATCATAAAATCGGCTAATTCTTCTTCGGTAACATTAAACCGAGTTGCTAATCTTTTGCCTTTTAACTGTGTGGAAATCGCATAACGCAAACTTTCCAAATCTAACGTGTATTTTTGCATAAATCACCTTTTTGAGTTTAGTAAACTACTCAGTTTTGTGAGCAGCGTTAATTCGATTTTGTAAATAGCTGCTGTTTTTAATGTCAATTTCTTTAATCTTTTCAACAGATTGCGCCATTATTTCCATTTTGGCCAAAGCCCGCTTAAGGTTAGACTGACTAATACCGTTAAAAGCCGCTGCCGTCGATTCTGCCCAACCTTTCACCAGGTAATCACGTAAAGCCTCAATAACATCGTCAGACTTGATACCGGTCATGCTGAGCAGCACAGTAAAACGCTCGGGGCTTTGGCTTCCTTGTGTTAGGTAGCGCATGGCGGTTCAACCTCAATAGCCCCGCATGCGCGCAGCATCCGGCTAATTTCAATGTAATTACGATTGGCCCAACACGACCGTAGAAAAACCACTCTAGGTCGCAACAAACCGCGTAAAGCTTCAGCCTTGTCGATATAGCGATACTGATTCCTATCCAAACCATTACTTTTAACAAAATCTAAATAGGCAGTATGACTACCAGCAAAAACATAAAAGCGTTCAACAACAGGACTGTTCGTTACTTCGCTCATACTGGCACCCCGACTTTACCTAATTCATGGGCCTTAACCGCATTTTGCCAAACCGCCCAAAGTTTGCGGGTCGTAGCACTGAAATAAACACCGCCTTCATAACGTGCCAATTCAATACCATTTTCAGCACAATAATGCTCAAATTGCACTCTTGTTTCTTCGCTTACTTTATATTGCATCTTCGCACCTCGTTATACATATAACCTTTGCCTTTCTTAATCAACCGACCGTCACCAATCATTCGCAGAACAATTTCACGACTGTTAGGTTTAAATTCAGATGGCGTTACAGGTCGTTTTTCAGATAACTTTCTAATTGTATCGTGCAAGCTTTTTGCCATTTTATTCGCCTAAGTAAACAGTTAGCCAGTCACGTAATTCTCTGGCTTTATTCTTTTCGATATAGACTCGTTGAATAGTATCTGCATCAATACTTACAACCAGCGCTCCGCTTTTAGCGTGGCCGAAGCTAATGCTATCCGTGTCAACCAACGCGCAAGGTATGTCTAATTCATTCATCGGGTTATCTCCTGTTATGCCCACAATAATGGGTGTGCTAAACAGTGTGGGCCTGTAATCAGTTTCTGTCAACCTTTTAGGATTGTAATTTTTCAAAAAATATTTTTGTACCTTCAGCCATTTAACTTTTTTGTATACAGAGGTCAAAAAATATTTTTGTACCTTCAAGGGTTAGTGATTTTTTATATAGCATATAGAAATTTATAAAAATTAGATTCTACCTTCAAGGGTCTAGTCAATTTCTATACATCGGTATTAAACATTTCTTATGTTAGCTATTAATGCAATTGTTTTGTTGTCTATTATGTTATTAGCATGGATAGGATTTGAAACTAGCAAAAATGTGTGTGGGGTGGGGAGAGGGGAGAATGCGTGAAAAAGCATGCTTGGCAACACTTTTTTTACAATCTGCTAACAAATATTTTACATTTTATTATACATTTTGTTTTACATCGTTTGTCAATAGCAAACTTGTGATATTTTCATGATATTTTATTCTGTGTATTGTTGGCATGGTCTATGCTAGGGCCTGGTATAGACTGGTCTAACCTGTAGGTATAACCTGGTGGCTTGGCATGGCTTTTGCTTGTGTTCGTAGGATGCGATATGCGGCGTTCAATACCAGCAGGGGTAGGTAAGGGGTAGGGGTAGGGGTAGTCAGTGGCGCTATGGCTTGCCTATCGCGCATAGCATGGCATGGCATAGGGGCGCTATGATGCGATTTTAGACGTGCAATGCACAAAACCCCAATTAAGGGGCGTTTATGCGGTAGGGGTGCGGCTTATTCTTTACCGAATCGCGCTATCGTTTCACGCTTGATATTTATGCGACTAACAAAGCGTTTTGTTACTTCTTTACCATTGCCACCATGGCAGGCATCAATTGTACCAGTTTTTAAGTTAATCCCGACAAAGCGAGAATAAGGCTTACCCCCACAGCTAATCCATTGGCCGGTTTGCAACTTTAATTGACCACTGCGTAACGCGGCGTATATAGCACTATTCCAAACGTCTACGACTGGGAGATATTTCATTTTCTATTCCTTAGTTTCAAGTTCTAATCAACACTTCGAATACTAGCACAGCACGAAAAAAATAGGCAAGTAATAAAGCGTATATTTTTGCATTTATTTTATCACCTATTTAAACGCAGCCAATCGCACTAGGTTAAGCGCAATTTTTAGCAAGGGCAAAGCCTGGGTATGCCCACAATCTCGCAACCTGACGCATTCTGTGCGTTATGTTAATTCTTTTAACAATTGCGCCATTCACGGCATGAATAATGGTATCTGCTAAAACATCTCAAAATAGCCTGGTTTGCGTCGTATTTTATACAATGAATAAAACATGAATAAAACATGAATAAACACTGAATGGTTGCATATTACTTTTTATAGCCTGGTTTTGCCCCTGAAATGTACTGACTGTCATATACAGCAAGGCTTAGCGACGAGTCAGCCATTTTTGCAGGCTTGCAAAACCATACTGACAATCAATGTATATATGACAGTCAGCCATTATTTTCTAGAATGTCCTTAATCGGTCTGGTAATCGTTAACTTATGGTCTAGAGCCTTTGCTGTTGTTGGTTGTTAGTATATTTATATATAGTTATTTATTACAGTTTTTACTAAAAGTGGCTGAAACCCACGTCCTATATGGCTGTCAGTATACTTTTGCAGATTTCTGATATGTGCTAAAAACAGAAAAAAACTTGTTTTGATACTGACTCCCATATATACCAAGGTCTAGCGGCAGTATTTGATACCCTAACATACTGACAGTTTACCCATCACAGGTACAAAAGAATTTAAAAAACAACTAAAAAACAGCTTGCAAAGCATGAAAAAGAATAATAAGCTTTGTATCAGGTTAAACACTGATTTAAACAAGGGAATTAAAAATGAATAAACACGAAATGAAGGTTAACGCATTTATCACCAACTACGGTTTTACTCGCTTTGTTAATGCCATCACCGACTGCTATTTATTGGCTTACAACTATCAACAGCTTCTTGAATTGTGGGCAACTGTCGCTTATGCAATCGCTTTACATGATAAGACGTTTGAGATGGGCACCGAAATGGTAACTATGCGCGCAATGCTGAAATTGCATACTGATATTGGCAACGACTTAGAGCAGGGGAACTTAGCATGAATTTATACTTAATTGATTTTTTAGCTGAAGGCCGTTGGTTTACTTATTCAATTCGGGCAAATAGCATTTTTGATGCCGCTTGTGAATTAATGACTTGTGAAAAAGGCGCGGCTATTGCTGCTATTGAACAAGTTGAGTAAAGAGGAAAAAGCCATGATAAAGCAAGTCACTTTTGCAGATGTTAAAATAGGTCAGGAATTCAAAGCTTGTTGGAATCCGAACAACCCTATTTATTTTGATACTTATTATTGCGTAAAGCTTAGCGAAAATGAAGCTGACAGCTTTGGTCAATTCGGAGTAACTACGCTAAACAAACAGGAACCTGTTTTTATAAAAGTAGAATAAATTGATTTTATACATAGCGGCTTGAATAGCTGCTATTAATAAACTCAATACGCCAATTGTGGCAATTTTAAATAAAGGAAAATACCATGAAATTAATCAACGTTTTAAACGCTTGCAATGTTATCGCGCCAACAAAAGATATACGCTATTATCTAAATGGTGTCGCTTTGCATATCTGTGCAAATAGCGGCAAATTAATTGCAGCCAGTGCAACGGATGGCCACCAATTAATTTTGGCAACGGTTAACAGTTTCACGGCCTTGCAAGTTTGCCGGACGGTTGTACTATCTAAAAACGATATTAAATTAATCAACATTAAATACCCGTTATTAGACGTCGCCGGTTTTGATGGCATAACAGCAAGCCAATTAACTGAAATTTTGGCAAGTTGTGAATTAATAGATGGCCGGTATCCTGATATTACGCGCGTTTTACCTAAAGCTGACAGAAAAGCTGATTTAACGCATATTGGCGTTAACGTCGAATACTTAGCTAATTTATCTACAATTCACAAGGCAATTGTTAAAGGCCAAAAAACTAAGCAATTCCCTATATGGGCGTTAAACTTTGCAAGTGCTAATGAATCAATGACAGCAAGCCAAGAAATAGACGGCGTTAAAATGACTTATGTATTAATGCCTGCAAGACTGTAAAGTTAATTTAATTAATGCCGTTGTAATCGACGGCATTGGTAAATCAATTTTGCCCACAATAGAGAAGGTGATTAAAAATGCAGGCTAGTATTTATTTTGTAGACTTACCAAAACCAGGCTTTAGACTGCAATTCGGCTATGACGTTTTAGGTACTTATTCGAGCTTAAAAGGCGCAAGGATAGCCGCTAAAAAATTAGGTTATACTTATTTAAAACCGCGTAAAGTTAAAGGTTAACATTATGAATAATCCACCGGTAAAAATAGCGCGCACAGTATGCGGTAAACTTGTTAAAGTGTATGACCAGGTAAGCGACTGGCAAACCATAACGGACGGCACAGAATATCCTGAGTTGTGGGCAACGCAACATAAGCATTGCAGCGCGACGGATGCGGTAAATCGTAGCTTAGAATTAAACGGTTTAACGTTATTGGAGTTTATAAAATGAATAACACAATTGACAACTTAAAAGTTACTGCTGAATTGCTAGGTTGTGAAGTTAAAACCGTTACAAATAACGGCGTACAGGTATACGCTTTATTTGATACCGATTTAGGCGGTTTTGGTTTGCAATGTACGCCTTTTTTAACTTTGTCCGACTGGCAAGGTAAAAACGAGGCAAAAATTATGATTAATTATTTGCAAAATAACCTGAAATAAACTTGCTTAAATAAACGATTAATGTATAATTAAATAGTCGATTAAGACATAACTTTAAATTAAGGATTAGAAAATGAAATATACAAAAGATAACCTGACTCGCGTGAATAACGACGTAAACGGCAACCCGCGTTATGTAATTCACTTTTTAGCGCTGCTGACTGACCAAGAAAAATCAGGTAATTCACTTGGCGATTTATCAGGCCGTTATGATTTAGCAGTTAAAAAGGCTAAAAAACTTTTTGGCGGTAAACGCTTTCACAATAAACAATATGGTGGCGGTATCGTGTTCCAATCTTATGAACCTGCCTATGAATTAGCGCTAATTAATGCAATTCACGCCAGCGAATAAAACCCACTAAAACCAGGTAACGAGGCCGAATAAAACCGGCCTTTTAAATTAAGGATTAAAAAGATGAAATGTTACAAAATTACTTTACTTTTGAATTTAGGCGGTTTTGAGAAATTTTCCGAAACATTAGTTAAGGCTGAAAATGAAAAATCAGCTATGCAATTGGCTTTAATGTCAGAATGTCATGGTAAATTTGAATTATCAGAATGTAAAACAGGTATTACAGACTTTGCAAATGATTTTGAATATTCTGTAAACGGATGCGTAGAAGTACCTGAAAATGACTTTGTGATTTTGCAAAAATATTTATCATTGAGTAATTAAGGATTAAATTAAATGAATATTGAATTTTATGTATTAACGTATCGTGGTGAAATTGACAGAAACGCTTTGTTAGTTGGCACAGAAAATGCTGCTTTAGAATATGGTAATCACCAGGCTAAAGCATACGGCATTGTATACGCTGTTGCACCTTATGGGCGCAATGTATGCGATACACAGCAATTATTCGGCAAAGTTTTAATTTTAAATTAAGGACTTTTAAAATGACTTACCAGGAATTACGCGAAAAGGCCGAAAAGCTTTTGTTATCGGTTGAAAGTCCAGGCGTTACCGGTAACAGCAAATTGTGGGCAATGTATTGTAATGTAACCGGTAAACGGGTTAGCGGCTATTATACGCTGGCTGAGTGGCAAGAAAAGGACATACATAACACTTGTCTTGATTACATAGCAGATAAAGCGGCTAAACAATTAGGCATAAATTAAAATGAATACAATTCTTTTTGTTTTATCATTAATTATTTTTGCTTTATTTCTATTATACATTGCTTATCTTGCGATTAAGTATTAAAATAAGCAGGTGACAAATTAAACTTTAAATTAAGGATTTACCATGAAAAAATTTATCTTAGTAGAAATTAAAGACAATACGGTTTTTGGTTGGTCTGATTTAGGCGAACACAGCGACTTTTTAGCCGCCAGCGTTGCCGCTTTAAATCACCACGACACTCAGGTTGCTAAACCAGGCGCAAGCTTTAAGGTTATAGAATACGCTGAATTAAACGGTTTAATGAATAAACTAGCCGATGAAAAATATTCAAATTATCCTGTGACGGAAATTGACTTTGAAAAATTTCAAGACATGCTAGAAGTTTTGCCGCCGGTTGATTGGCGCGGCGATTACCTTTTCGAGTCCTTTCTAATGTCTGAATGCTATGACCTACATTACAGACGGCAATTTATGCGGATTCGTGACAATGGGCGCAAAAGTCGCTATTTCACAACTATCCGTTGTTTAAAAACTCAATTAACTTATGACGATTTATTAAAAATTATCAAAGCATAAAATAGCTGATTAGTTTTAAATAAAGGACAAATTAAAATGATTATTCAATTTAATAAACATGCTGTAGTTAATAAAACCAATGGCGAAAAAGCAAAAGTATTTTATTCTTTAAACAACCGCATTGATGGACGTGAATGCGTAACGCTGTACGAAAAAGAATATAAACGCAACTTGCAAAAGGTATTCGATTCTGGCGTTAAAAACGATAGTGATTCAATGACTGATTACTTTGAAACAAGCCGCATTACATTTTTTAAAGATTCGCCATTCTACGAAAAAGCAAAAGAGCGCGCATTACAAAATGGTTGCAAGGAATAACAGTGGAAAAAATTATACTAAATTTAATTTTTATATTGTTGTTTGTTGTTCCTTTGTCTCTTTTATTAATCGCTTTTTTAATGGACGGCAGAAAATGAAAAATGTTATTACAACCAGGTTTTGCGTTAATGTATGGTCGTTTAAATCAATCTATACAGATTGCTTGCTGGCCATAGCGCAAGAAATAACAAAATTCGATGATGATGCGGCATTAGGTAAAATCCGGTTTACCCACAAGCAAGGCAAAAAGGCCGGACAAATTGAATACTGTACGACGTTTGCCGAATGCCAGGGCAAGGCCGATTTAATAGAATCGGTAAATAAAAGCCCGATAGGGCAAGTTAAAAGCTATCATATTTTAAATTAAGGAATTGACAAAATGAAAAAATTACTAGCGCCAGGCATACACGGTATTACAATTAAAGATGTAATTTTCGAAAAAAGCAATTTAATAATTAAATCAGAAATTGGCTCCGGTTTAGACTTTAATTTTAAAATTAAATATTCTTTAACTTTTAAAGTTTTTAAATCTAAATCAAAGCAATCCAGAAATGTTTTAGTAAAATTAAGGAATTGACATGAAATACCAACTGAAATTTAAAAATAACGGAAAAACATACTTTGCTGATGTTTTCGCAGATAACGAAAGCGAAGCAACAGCGGCGATAAAGACAGCAATACCAGGCGCGTTTGATATACAAATTAAAGGTAAAACCGGATGGCGCAAGGCTAAAGACGAATATTTCAATACTCGTTGGTTTTGGCTTGGTTATTCGCTTTTATTTGTTGCAACTTGTTATTTAATTTTTGGGTGATATATGAAAAACATTAACAACATTGAACGTGATTTTTTAATATTATGTGGTTTTGATATGTCAAAAGGCTTTTGGTCTGATGATGTTGAACGCTATAAAGTTTTATATCCTTGGTTATGGGAAAATTTTAACAAATTATGTAATGTGCCTTTTACTAATGATTATTTTAAAAACGGCACTTTATTAAACCGTAACGGTACTCGCTCAATTTTTGACGATGTTGACGAATAAAACAAAAGGACGCTATTAAATGCCAACAATACAAACCAGGGTAGAGCATTACAAATGTACAATTTGTGGGCAACGTTTAAATAAGGGAACCGGTGAAAAAATAGGCCACCATCGACAAGAATATAAAAACAAAGTTTTTTATTTTTGTGAAAATAACCATGAATTATGTTTTGTAGCTTGCCATAAAGGAACCGAAATCCCGTTAGGCTATGCAAGCACTAAAGCAGGTCGCCATGCAAAGTTAGAAGCACACAAAGCCTTTGATATGCTGTGGCGCGGTATTACTGCCCACATGAGCCGAACAGACGCTTATTTGTTGCTGGCCGGTAAGATGGGGTTAAACGTTGACGATTGCCATATTGCATGGTTCAGCGTTTATCAGTGTCGCCAGGTAATCAAAATTGTAAGCGATTACTGGTTTAATAAAGAAATTTTATAAATTAAAAGGTGAATGAAAATGGAAATTTTAAATATTGTTTTATCTTATAATTGCGACGATACGCAAAAAACCGGCGAACAAAAATTCAAAGTTGTTAGCAAATTAGAACTTGCTGAAAAACAAATTAAAGATTTACAAAGTAAATTACAAGTTGCAGAAAAGCAAATTAAAACCGAATCGGAACGGGCTTTATGTTTAATTACAGAAAATAATTATTTGAAGAATAAATTAAGATGTTCTGAAAATTTATCGCGAGGTCTGGTTGAAGCAAATGAAGATTTAATTGCCGAAAATGAAAGACTAAAAGAAACTAACAGTGTATGGGCTAAACAACTTTCAAATTATGAAACAACAACTAAAACTTTACTTGAAGAAAACAGACAGCTTAAAAGCTCAATAAATTACAGCGTTAATAGCCCGATGTTACCTAAAATTTCAGACGATACGTTAAAAAAATTAGTTGACAAATTTAACGATTCTAAAAAGTCAATTAATACATTTGATTCATGGTTAGTCGCTTGCGTTATCGAAGCTTATAGGATTTACCCGAAACAATTATCAGACGACACTTTTGAAACATTACATAAAATTCATAAAGAATCTAACAGCTTTATGAATTTTGAAGATTTTTTATTGCGTTGTGCGTCTGATTACGAAAAAGTCAAAAAGTTCGATGCTGTTTTAAGAGTAATTCAAAGCTAAATTAAAACCTAAAAGCCTTATTAATTTAAGGCTTTTTTTTGCTTTGCGTATTGCAATTTAAAATGTAATGAATTAATATTAATTTGTGTTTAATTAAATAAGGATTTAAGAAATGAACAGCGCACAAAAGGCTTATGATAACTGGTTAACTACTGACGTTGCAGCAGAACAAGCGGCAATTCAAGAAATGCGAATTGAAAAAATTCGTGATAATTTATCAATCGGTGATTATCTAGAAGAAATTAAAGAAGCGGCAACAATTGATAAAAATTGCTGTGAAGCAATCGACCGTATTTTTTGTGGTGATGATTTTGATAAATACGGTAAAGTTTTGTGGAACTTTTCTCAAAAATGGCTAGATAACAAAGCGGCTGAAATGGCTGCGGAGGATGAATGATGATTGAATGGATTAGTGTTGATGAAGAAATGCCAGAAGATAGCCACGAACAAATACTTTTGTGGAATGGTAAATTTCCACGGCTCGGGTTATGTCTTGGCAGCGTAAAATACAAGCAGCTTTGTTTTTACACCGTACATGAGCAAATGTTACACGGCATTACTCATTGGGCCAAAGTGAATTTACCCAAACAACAAGGTGAATAAAATGCGCAAATACTTAAAAGACGCGGCAGAAGAAATAGACGCTAGTATTTTTAGCGGTGATGTTTTGTGGTGTCCTGAAGAATTAAACGAACTTGAGTTATACGTAGGACGCTGGCAACGTGCTATTGCACAACAACGAGCAATTAATGAGGTCGAATAATGAATAAACCTACTTACGAAGAACTGGCAGCGCAGGTTGAGGTGTTGCGCACACAACTGGACGTTGCACTTAATTGCATTACTTGTGCTGATGAAACTGGTTACGTACAAGATGTTGGCTTTGTTGATTTAGAGCAGGTAGCTTTAGATATTACAGAGACTTTAAAAGCAACGCCAACAGCCTGCTTGGCTCAGGTGAAAGCTGATGCTGGGCGGGCTGGTTATTTCCGTGGACACTTGGACGCCGGAGGGAGTGACAGTGATTGGAACAAAAAGCACTCCGAGTATCACGCAGACCAATACGCAGAAAGCATCCGGCAGGAGGTGGTGTGATGGGATTACGAATTGTAGAAATTGACGGGCTATTTTACCCGCAAAAGAAATTTCTTTTTTGGTGGTTAATGTTTAATGAGTTTGACTTTAACATTGAACAGGAGGTCGATATTTCATTTGATTCACTGGAAGCTGCAAAGGATTTTATTATCAAAAAGTATTCAAAAGATATAATAAAAGTAGTTTGGCAACAAGGTAACTAAAATGCGTCCCGAACAAATAGCAAAAGACAGTGAAAGCAGTCACCAGCAAGCCCTGTTCTGTATGGCTGCTTTGCACTTAAAAACCTATCCACAATTGCAGTGGATGCACCATATACCCAACGGCGGCGCTAGGGCTGACGATGCTAGGGGTAATGCTATTCGCGGCGGTAAGCTCAAAGCGGAAGGCGTTAAAGAAGGTATACCCGATATATTTTTGCCGGTTGCAAGACAAAATTGTCATGGCTTATATATCGAAATGAAAAAACCGGCAATGCGGCCTAAACGACCAGGTTCAAGCGGTGGCGTCAGTGAAAAGCAGGCCGAGTTTAGAGACTTTGCCCACAAACAAGGCTATGGCTGGATTGTCTGTTATGACTGGCTCGAAGCTTGGGAAATGATTGTTAAATATTTAGTTGGTGAGGGTTAATGTGATGAAAACATTAGATGACGCGGTTATTGAGTTGAGTGGGGTGTTGCCTGCTAATCACCACGAAAGCCATCAATTATACACAGATGGTAGCAAATACATTTTAGGTTTAGTTTGCGATTCAGATAGAGACATTGCAGAGCTAAACAAATGGCTATTTGTGTGCGACCAAAAACAATTCCAAAGCCGAGCCAAAGAGCTAGGCTTTGTCGGACGGTATAGGTGGGGCGTTGAGTATAAGACTGATGGCAAGCGGCCTGAGTTGGTGGACGGTATTTCTGTTGCTGTGCAGGTAAATAGTCAATTCGGATTTACTGGGAAATTTCCGATGTACATGCGAGAAGATTGGTCTAATGTGGTTTTATTCAAAGTCACCGACGAACGCTACAAGCCGCAGGACACGAGCTACCTAGATAAGCCTGATAGCTCCACACATAGCGCGGAAAGCTCCGCAGATAACGGCGTAAACTGGTACGACTACGATAAAAAAGAGCGTATTGCAGGCAGAATGCCGCCAGTTGGCGAAAGCGTACTTGTATCGCTAGGGCAAGGTGTAGTTGTGGCGTATGGCGTTGCGGCGAGCAAACATTGCATTTTCGTGCAAGGTGCGAACTGGACTGAAACGACTACCGATTTTTTACCGCTAGACCATGACCGGAAAGAAAAAGCTCAATGGAAATTGTTAAAAGACATATTGAGAAGAAACGCAAATGCAAGTTATGACAAAACGGCTAGTGAAATTCTAGCTGCTGGCTTTAAATTAGTTGGTGGCCAGGAATAAACGCAAAAACCATACCAACTTTTTAAAAATTTTTCATTTAAAAATAGTTGACGCAAATAAATTTTATCTATAAGATTCGTTTGCGTTATTCAAAACGACACAAAATAAACTTAAATATCAAAAGGTGATTAAAAATGGCAAAAGTTACGTTAAAAGTGTTAGTTGCTGCAACACTGTCTGAAACTGGTTTTATGTACGCAACTGAAAAAGATGTTGCTGAATTAGTAAAGCATGGTTTTGCTGAATTAAATACCCGCATTGCAAACCCTGCAAAGCCTACACAATTTGCTGTTCGTGCTTCTGAAGCTGGTTTACAAGCACAGCGCAACGCTGAAGTAGCGGCTAACCAGGTTGACACAGGTAAAGACGGTGATGAAGATATTCAATTTACCGTTGATAACGATGACGACGAGTTTGAAATTTTAAACGAGCCAATGCCAGCAGCTACCCGCGCACCACGCGCCAGCAAGTACCCGTTTGACAAGTTAGAACCAGGCCAATCATTCCGCGTACTGGACACCAAAGTTGCAAGCGGTAACGCGCATTCTGCAATGTCAAGCGCACTGAACAACGCCAACAAGCGCTGGTCAACTGAAGTCGAAGGCGAATTTGAAGAAGTATCGCGCGGTAAATTTGCCGGTAAACAGATTCCAAAACGCATTGCACAACGTAAATTTGAACAACGTCGTGTTGATGGTGGCACTCAGATTTACCGCGTATTGTAATTAAAACCAGTATTGAAAAGGCCGCTTAATTGCGGCTTTTTTTATCGGTAAAATAAGCTTAATAAAAAGCCCGAATTAACGGGCTAATTGGTATTGTGGGCAATCAGTACGCCCCTGATAATATCCTGTTATCGTTAACCATAAAGCAAACAGCGCTTGTGTTAAACCGTTGCATAGTTTGCATCTTAGGTACTTCGATAATATCACCACGTTCAACTAAAACTTTCATTGCACGTTTCATTGCTTCAGATGTTCCGCGCCGGTCTTTCTTGTAAGCAACAACACCGGAAGCGCGTTTATACATATAAGACATAGGTATAACACGTTCGCCATGCAGGATAGCCGTTGACGCTTTGTACTTGGCGATTTCTGGCCAGTTTTTAGTAACATATTCGCGGATAAAATTCAGTGCTAAAGTAATTTGCTTACCTTCATCATCATCAGATGCAATTTCACCCAAATCAAATTTATTAGTGATATTTTTAATATCTTTAATGATTAAAGCAATTGACCACCGAGCAACTTCTTCGTCAACAACCGGTTGCCAGGGATTCATACCAACTGCAACAGTCGCTGATAAGCGTAAAGCTTTTAAGTGGCCACGATTCCACAATTGCGCTTTTATTTCGCGGTCAGATTCGTTTATTTCAGCGTCACAGTATTCATTAAATACGTCTAAAACTTTCTTTGCTTCAGGACTTAATTCAACGTTAACAGCTTTATTTTGACTGTTCATCATGGCGCTATTCGCGCATAAAGTGCTTATTCTGCTAATTAGAGTTTCAGAAGGTTTAACGTGTAAATGGTTGTCATTTAATGGCGGTCTTTTGCCTTTAAACTCAATACAGAAAAAGCGCGGTAATAAACCTTCAGATACCATGCCTTCATTTAAACATTCATAGAATCTTTCTGGCGTTGTTTCGCCCATAATTGAAAAAGCAGGTGATAAAATACATTCTGTGTTTTTATCTTTATCGCTGTAAATCGTTGGCCTAACCAATTTACCTTCACCTGATTTACCGTATAAATCCAGTATCATACGGCGCAAGCCTAAATCAATCGGGGTAGCCCTTGCGCTGCTAAGCTGTTGCAACTTCAGGCCGAATTCGCCAATCATTGAAACAAAGCAAGTCGCTTTGGCCATATATTTAACTAATGCTTGTGGGGATGATATTTCAGCAGGGCCGATAAAATCCATAGCGGTTGGCACCGTCTTGATAACGCGGGTCATTATCTTGTCAATACCGCTTGCAATCGCTTCTTTACCGCGACCTGTACCCGCCAGGATAAGAATGTACTGATTTAAACCGCCGCCGCTGATGTTGTAAGACCTGCCCACAATACCCGCCATCAATGCGATAGCACCGCCTAACGCAATTTCTTTTACCGGCCTTGGCGCAGAGTCGTAAATAAATTGGGCGATTTCACCGACCAAACCAGGCGGAAAATAACAATCTGAAACTTCTTTAGGCTGTTCGATAATTGCCGGTAACGGGGCGCATTCTTGCGGCACTCGGCGCATGTTCTGTTCTAAAGCAGCTTGTAAGTTATTTTGTAAAGCTTGAATATCAACAGGTGGTAAAAGTCTATCAAAACTTTTATTAATCATGTAATTCAGATAATCAACACCGCGTATAGTCGTTTGCTTATTGCGAGTACCCAAAGCACTGGCTTTAAATAGTCTAATAATTTGGTCACGATTTTGAGTGTAATAACTGATGATATTTATTAAAGCTAAATCGGCTTCAGATTGTGATGCGTAATATTTTTGCCAATTACCTTGGGCCAAATCCATAGCCTTTTCACCGTTGGACGCGGTAACGGCTGCGTTTATTACTTCTTCGTCTGTTGCGGTTTGCTGTGCGTAGGGGTCGTGTCCTTCGGTTTGAGTGTTGCGCCCCATGTCTGCCCACAATCTGTTGACTAACTCGTCATGGTCACGAATAGGGGCGTTTCTGTAGACATTGCCGGTAACGGTCATAAAGCGAAGGTCTGAGTAAACTTCAATTTTTGAGCGCTTGCGGCCTGACGGCACTTTACCTTTAACGATAATATGCAAGCCTTTACCGCTTGGGCTGATTTCCGCGTAACTGTCAAACGCTTCAAATATCTTCATTTGAATGTTCAACATATCGGCATTGCCTTCGGTATCGTCAAGGTCGATAAAGGTAAACGGGTCGTGTTCAGTCAGAACAAAACCAACACCGGAATAGTTGCCTTTTTCAACAGCGTCAACACACGTTTCAAAATCGTTCCAGGTAGCGCCGTCGTTAACCCGGGCAGGGTAGCCGGTCGAAGGGTTGTAAGGTACTTTAGTTGGTTTAGTTCCGTCAAAATCTTCATACCGCCAGCAAACAAATTGCTTATATTGGCGTAAATCCATTGGCAAATTTTGCAGCATGTTAAACCTTGTTATTGTTTAAGTAATTGACGATAGCACAAATTTTGTCATATCCAGGTTTTGGGATTTTACCCGCTATAAATTGATTTAACCAGCTTTCACTACAACCAGTAGCAAGCACTATGTCGGATAATTTAACGTCAGCGGGTCGTTTTTTAAGCATTTCTATTAGTTGGCCTATTGTGGGCAAAGTCATAAGTCGTACCTTTTCGCAAAAATATCAGCAAATTTAAACTACAAAAGTCGATAAGTAAAGTGCAAAACTCAGTTGACAAGTAAAAAGGCTGGTTGTAATCTTATCGAACTTTAAAAAGCAAAAGGCAACCAGCATGAACTACTCAGAATTAGCACTCAAAACCCTAAGCCCGAACTACTACCCAAACAGCGTTGATAACTTTGTTTTGCAGCTAGAGTTAGAAAATGCCATTCACGCATCTGAAGTTTTAGACATTTGTAAAAAATCAATGTTTTACGGCAAGCCTAATACCGACCACACTGTATATACACAAGTAACTGACAAAAGTGGCACAGTAAGCCCTGATTTAATTCACGGTATTATCGGTGTATTAACCGAAGCTGGTGAGCTTGCACAAGCGCTGTTAAAGTCTTTAGAAAACGGCCAACCTATTGACCTGGTTAATGTCGGTGAAGAATGTGGCGACGTTTTGTGGTATATCGAATTGCTGGCCAAAGCAACTGGTGTTAGTCGCACTCAAATGGAAGTTGCCAATATTAAGAAGTTAAGCAAGCGCTATCCTAACGAAGAATTTAACGCTTTTCTTGCTGAAAATCGTGATTTAAAAATAGAGCGAGAAAGTTTAGAAAATGACTTGACGGTTTAAAAAATATAATTATAATAAGTCATGTAAATAACAAACAACTTAAAAGGCAAACATCATGCAATCAGAACGCGATACCTTAATTAGCAAATGGTTAGAAGCACAAGCAGCCAGCAAAGCTGCTGTTGAAACTGAACGTTTGTTACGTGTACAAGTTATGCAAAGCTTCTTCCCTGAAAAACAACCGGACGAAGGCACAGTTAACGAAGAACTTGGCAACGGTTATAAACTGAAGTTTGTTTTTAAACAAAACATTACTTTAAACAAAGATAAAGTTGAAGATGCTTTATCAGAAATCGAACGTTTGGGCGAAGATGGTAAATTTATCGCTGGTCGTTTGATTAAATTCAAACCTGAACTTTCATTGACTGAATACAAACAGTTAGAACCAAAAATGAAGAAAATCATTGACAAAGTGATTACTTCTAAACCAGGTTCACCGACTATTGAATTCATCGAACCAAAAGCGAAAGCGTAATTAACAGCCGCGATAGCTCAGTTGGTTAGAGCGCACGACTCATAATCGTAGGGTCAGGGGTTCAAATCCCTTTCGCGGCACCATTTAAGGATAAGTAAAATGACAATACCTACCCCAGTAACAGTAAAAGCAGAGCCTACAGTAATGCAATCATTCGCCGACGCTTGCGAGCCTTTAGTAAAATGGTTTAACGATAATCCGCAGTGGGTTACGCCACATACAACGGCAATCATCACCTATTCGAGCGCAGAACTGGTACACGCGCAAGGTCGGGTTTTGTTTAACGAACTGGTTAAGGACTAGCATGAAAATTAGCGACCTAAAGCCGGTAAGCACGTTAGCCGCCAGAAACGGCGTCAAGGCTATTGCTTATGGGCCTGCCGGTTCAGGCAAAACGCCATTGATTCAGACAGCGCCCCGACCGGTACTGTTAGCCTGTGAACCAGGTATGTTATCAATGCGAAAAGTTGATAATATACCGGCTTGGGATGCCTACACATTGCCCCGAGTTAAAGAGTTTTTCGACTGGTTTTTTGGTAGCGCTGAAGCTAAAGCTTTTGATACTTTGTGTATTGACAGTTTAAGCCAATTAGCTGAAATTGTATTAGCGCATTATTTGCCGCTAAATAAAGACCCACGTAAAGCATACGGCGAATTATCACAATTCGTAATGAAATACGTGAACGACCTTTACTTTAAGCCTGAAACTAATTTATATTTAATATGCAAGCAAATAACTGTTGATGATAACGGTTCGGTCAAAAAACCTTATTTTCCAGGTCAAGACCTTAACGTTAAAATTCCACACTTATTTGACGAAATCTGGCATATTGCACCGGCGCTAGTCCCAGGCGCAGGCCCGAAACCTGTTACTGCCGTTCGTTGTCAGCCAAGTTACGATATTTTGGCCCGAGACAGAAGCGGCAATTTAGCCGAATTTGAACAACCAAACCTAACCAACATTTTCAACAAAGCAATGCAATAAGGTAGCAAAATGAGTAAATTAACTAATTTAGCGTCAGTAATTGGCGGCGTATTCGACGCAACGCAAGTAGCACCGGCCACAGGCGGCTCGACTCTTAGTGTGGGCAAACACATTGTCAAAATCATTGATGGTGAATTGACCACCACCAAAGGCGGCAACGGCGGCATGGTAGTTTTTACCGTTGAAGCGATTGACCCGAACGACCCTGATTTTGGCCGCACGATGGATTATCGTTTGAACATTCATAACGAAAACCCAAAAACGGTTGAAATCGCCCGTCAACAGTTATCTGCAATCTGCCATGTTACCGGTATTTTCCAGGTGCAGGATTTACAACAGCTTTTTAACATTCCTTTTATGGTTGACGTTCAAAACCAAAAACTGACACCACAACAGCTTGAAAAACAAGCGCAGGGCGAAACTGTTGAACCATACAAAGAAATTAAAGCGGTGTTCGATACTGGCGGTGCTAAACCAGGTCAGGCCCCTAAAGTAGCACCGGCACAAAATGCACAGGTTCAACAAGCAGCACAACAGGGCGCAAGTTGGGGGCAACAGGCGCAACAACAAGCAGCCCCTGCACAACAGCAGCAACAAGCGGCACCTGCATGGGGCCAGCAACAAGCACAGCAACAACAAACCGAACAACCGGCCAGTAGCGTAGCACCGGCACAGGCCGCACCGGCATGGGGCCAAACGCAACAAGCTTCCGTTGCAACTACAGCACCTTGGGGCGCTAAACCTTAACTGTTTGCCCACAATAATTAAGCGGTCGTAATGACCGCTTTTTTGTCTAAGGAATTGATAAAATGAAAGTTATTATAGCAGGCGGTAGAACTTTTAAAGATTACGAGCTTTTACGCAAAGTTTGTACTGCTTTATTATGCCAAATACCTAAAGTTGAAATAACTGTTTTGTGTGGAATGGCTAAAGGTGCTGATGAACTTGGTTATAAATTTGCACAAGAGTTTGGTTTAACTGTGATGCCTTTTCCTGCTGATTGGGTGGAACATGGAAGGAAAGCAGGCTATTTAAGAAATCGTCAAATGGAACAAGAAGCAACGCACTTAATTGCTTTTTGGGATTACAAATCAAAAGGCACGTCGAATATGATTGATTTAATGCGTAAGTCAAATAAACCAGTTCATATAGAAAGGTATTGATAATGTCTGAAATAAATCTGAATACGCCAGGTATTCTAAAACAAATAACGACAAAAATAAAAAGTGATATTGACGCACTTATAACGACGGTCACCGGTCACATTTAGGCGCGTCTTTAATTGGCCATGATTGCAAGCGTTACCTTTGGTATACCTTTCGTTGGGTGCAGGCTGAAACTTTTGACGCTCGGATGAACCGGCTATTCCGTCGTGGCCATCGGGAAGAAGCACAGTTTGTTGAAATGCTCAAAGGCGCAGGTTTTGGCGTATGGGAATTCAACACAGACGCGCCGGTCAAAGAAGATGGCACTTATCCGCAGTTCCGCATTAGTGACTGCCTTGGTCATTTTGGCGGCTCTATGGATGGTAAGATTGAATTTCCTGAAACCTACGGCATACCAGGTAAGTTCCTTTGCGAGTTCAAAACAAACGGTACAGGTTCGGGATTCACTAAACTGAGTAGTTTCGGCGTCGTTACTGCAAAGCCTGTACATTACGCCCAACAATGTATCTATGGTTATAAAGAAGGTTTAACGCATTCGCTGTACATGAATGTTAATAAAAACGACGACGATTTACACGTTGAATTTGTAAAGCTAGACCATGAATTAGGCAAGCAATTAATTCAAAAAGCTGAACAGATTATTTTCACGCAATCGCCGCCAGCAAAATTTAGTTTAAACCCGACGCATTTTACCTGTAAGTTTTGTTCTAAATCTGCCATTTGTCATGAAGGTAAACCAGCAGAAAAAAATTGTAGAAGCTGTATTAATGCAAAACCTGTTGAAAATGCCCAATGGCATTGTGCTGTTTTTAATGCAGTAATACCTAAAGAGTTTATTGCAATTGGTTGTGATTCTTGGCAAGATATTACAAAACAAGTAGAGTTATAAAATATGAAATTAAGGCCATATCAAGAAGAAGCGGTTGGAAGTGTTTTTGAGTATTTCAGGCAAAAGACTGGAAACCCGATTATTGTCATGCCGACAGGTACAGGCAAAGCGCTAACGTTGTGTGAGTTTATTAAACGTGTATTTGCAATATATCCTAATCAAAGAATTATGATGTTAACGCACGTTAAAGAACTTATTGAACAAAACGCCAAAACGTTACAAAGGATATGGCCGACCGCCCCGCTTGGTATTTATAGCGCTGGTTTAAATCAAAAAGATTTTAACATGCCTATTATATTCGGCGGGGTTGCTTCTGTTTGTAAGAACCCTAAAATATTTGGCCATATTGACTTAATAATTGTTGATGAATGCCACTTAATTTCGCCAAGTAGCGAAAGTATGTATCAAAAAACAATTAATGAATTAAAAGAGATAAACCCGCATTTAAAACTAATTGGTTTATCTGCAACGCCTTATCGTTTGAAACAAGGCATGTTAACCGACGATGGTATCTTTACTGATATTTGTATTGATTTATCATCCCCTGAATGTTTTATCAGATTCATTACAGAAGGCTATTTATCACCGCTAATCCCTTTCCCGACAACAACCGAAATTGACGTTTCTAGTGTGGGCATGGTTGCTGGCGACTTTAATCGAAAAGAATTAGAAAAGGCCACTGATAAAGAAATTATTAATTACAACGTATGCAAAGAGATAATCGAAAAGGCTTATTCTCGCAAATGCTGGTTAATTTTCTGCAACGGCATTGACCATGCCGAACATATATCGGCAATACTTACAAGCTTTGGCGTTGATTCTCGTGCCGTTCATTCTAAAAAGAAAGCTGACGAAAACGATAAAGCAATCGAAGATTTTAAAGAAGGTCGGTTACGTTGTATTGTGAATAGCGATAAATTGACAACCGGTTTTGACTGCCCACAAGTAGACTTTATCGGAATGATTCGACACACGATGTCGCCTAATTTGTGGGTACAAATGCTCGGGCGCGGTACTCGTGTATCACCAGGTAAAGAGAATTGCTTGGTTTTGGACTTTGCCCGAAACACTGACCGGCTAGGGCCGATTAACGACCCCGTAAAGCCTGCCAAACCAGGTCAGAAGAAATCAGCAGGTGAAGTACCGATTAAGATATGCGAAAAGTGTAGCGCTTACAATTGGGGCGCAGCTCGGTTCTGTTGCAACTGCGGTTTTGAATTTACGTTTAAATCGCACCTAATGAATTTTGCGTCAAGGTCTGAACTGATTAAAGGTCTGGAAACAGAACCGGCGTTTGAGTGGTTCGACGTCAGCGCGGTTTACTACCATTTGCATTCTAAGCAGGGTTCGCCGCCAAGTATCAAGGTTATGTATGCCTGTGGTCTGAACTCGTTTACTGAGTGGGTTTGCTTAGAGCACGAAGGGTTTCCGAGAACTAAGGCGCGGGATTGGTGGCGCAGACGTCACGCCAGCGAACCGCCAGTATTAACGCACGATGCTTTACAGATTGTAAAAGAACTGCGACAACCTGAAAGAATACGTGTTCATATTAATAAAAAACCTCATGCGGAAATAATAGATTATGACTTCTAAAAATTTAAAAGAATTTAATCAAATAACTATTGATTTTCAAAACAAAGTAATTAATAATTACGCATGGGTTTGTTGCTTGAATTGCAAAAATTTCAACGCTAAGTCTGATGTTTGTAGTTTGTATAAACAAAGACCGCCTACAAATGTAATTGTTGTTGGTTGCGTTGAATATTTTCCGCTTATTGCAAAAGGTTAGATAAATGGCAAAGGCAGTTTTACAATTATTCGAAAGGATTATGTTAACAGCGCCGATATATCAATGCTCTGACGAAGCAGCAAAGTTGATACGCGCTTACCATAAAAAGAAAGGATTAGTGCCAGAAGCTTGGCGAATTGCGCCTGATGAAATAACAACTAAAACAAGACTTGAAAAACTAAAAATATATGAAAGTTATAGTTTAACGTTTGCGCAATATGACGAAGTTTCACCAAAAAGATTTAATAATACTAAAGACTATTTGAGACGAAAACACAATTACATGGATTCGCAATGGTTTGTTGTAAAGCATAAAACATTGTTAATTGTAGAAATAGCGAGGGCTTGGTAATGCGCGATTACAGTAAAATTTGGTGGGATGGCGTAGCAAAGT